TAGTCATACTAGAGATTGACACATACGATGGCGACCCTCGCGCATGGGACTGGACTCACTACTTAGGTGATGAGGTCAAGGTAATTACATCAGAGTTTAAAGGGCGGGTGTTACCTGATGAACAGTAAAGAACTTAAGACACTACACAGCCTAATAAAGAGAGCAAGGTCACAGCGAAATGCCACCACAAACAATGAGGATTTCGACTATTGGCAAGGCATACTAGAGCAGTACGAAAACAAACTAACGACAGGAGAAAAGTAAATGCCAGAGTATCTAGTAGCACTATCAGCAGAACGATTGATACGCATAACAGCAACAGATGAAACATCAGCACGCGAGAAGGCAGAAGCAAAGGCAAACAAAGACGGCAACTATTGGTCAGCGGTGAACGCATGGCTTAACAAGACGGGAGGAATAAAATGACACACGAGATTAAGACTGGGGCTATGAGCAAGTCAGTCACAGCCTACGACAAGGACTTTGACATCACCATTGATGGTGTAGAGATGAGAGTTATCTTACATTGGGACGATGTTGATGGCTTTGAAACTACATGGCTGGACAAAGAAGGTAGATTTATTACATCACCTGACTGGGTTTGGGAGATAGAAGATTTCTGTCTTAAGTTAGATAGCACAGAACCACACGCAAAGGTATCGCTATGACAGTCTTAATGGCGTGCGTGAGGTGCGACACCACAGTAGAGAACCCAAGAGTTATGAACTACATACTTGAGATGTGTAACCCTTGTGTATTAAAACATAAAGAGCAAGCCGACAGAGCCATTGATACATACCTTGATGGCATACGAGAGCAGGAGTTACAGCAATGAAAAGTATCCACCCACACGCACGAATCTGGATTGTTACGGCAATAGGTTTAGCCGTAGCGCTGGTAGTTACACAGCCTACTGTCTTAATACATCAGCCAAAGGGTAGGTTGATTGCCTACTACGAGAACGATTACCAACGCTATGCCATTGACAAACTCACCAAGCAAGACAAACTTGAGCAGTACCCCTGCCTCTACGAACTCTGGAAACGCGAGTCAAACTGGCGACCAAAGGCTAAGAACAAAACCTCTAGTGCCATGGGTATTCCTCAGTTACTCAGCGGTACATGGAAGAACATCGGTCTTAAGCCAACATGGGACGGCTATAAACAAATTGATGCGGGGCTTGTCTATCTCGAACACAGATACGGCAAGACTGGCGACAACATCTGTAAGGCATACGCACATCACCTAGCGAAGGGTTGGTATTAAGACATGAAAGATAACAGACCAGAGTTCCATACAATTATCAGCGAAACTGGTAGCAAGAACCGCTACAACAAAGGGCTAACAAGTTTCGTGCTTAAGTTTAACGCTCGCATGTGGGACAAGGCAGTGTGCCGAGGCATAGATACCGAGGTGTTCTACCCACAGCAGGAGTTGTTCACTCGTGACGAGGAGCGCATGTTTGAACGCATGTGTTCCGAGTGTCCAATCATGCTGGCTTGCCTTGAGTGGGGACTAGCCCATGAAAGATACGGAGTATGGGGTGGCACCACGCCACCTATGCGACACAAGATACGAAAGCGCATAGGCTGGGGTTTGACAGAACCTAAGCATGGATAATAGAATTATCTGGTACACCAGCCCTTATGAACGCGAAACATAAAGGTTGGTGTGCGTAGAAAAACCCAGCAATTCTCTCCTGTCTTGCTGGGTTTCTCTATGTATTAAGTCAGGTTACTTTTCTAAACCTAGTTCCATCGCAAGCATAAAGACTTCATCGCTTAAGTCATCAAGAGTTCCATCATTATAGATAACATGATTAAACATATAGTTATCCATGGCATGCTCAGACGGGTGACCATTGACAGCGCTATGGTTACGGCGATTGATACGCCATACAGAACCACCAAGTTTCCTGATTGCTTCTGCCTCATTAGGAAAGCGCACATCAGAGATAACAACTCTATCTTCGTAGTTTAATTTATCCATTATCATCTTGACCCAGACATCTTCGCCCAACATCTTGCGACCAAAATCTGTACCGAGTACCTGTAATAGACGGCGAACTTCTGGATTCTTCTTTGCCATATCCCAGCCATAGTCATCCACATACTCAGACAAACGAGTGATGCTATCTAACTTAGGGTTGATAATCATTAACGCATGGCGCATCGGGTCAGCAAAGGCTTGTCGTTTATATTTGTAATTAAGACATAACAATTCAGCCGTGCTGTCCTTGCCTGATTGTGCGTATCCACTTAATCCGATAATCATTTCTTATACTTCCAATCCACCCACATTTCAAAGGCTCTACCCATTAAGACACCTATCATTAAACCAATTAAAAAACTTTCTATCATTGTTCGCTTACCTCATCTCTTGCTTGTGCGTTAGTGCGGTTACGCCTGCGCTCATACCATGTTGGCTGCTCACCACCGAGTCTGTCTTGTAACTTAGTCAGCGCACGCTTGACTCTCTTACGCATTGCTTCTTCGGTTATGTCATAAGACACAGCCATGGCACCTAACTCCATGCCACCTTCGTGATAGCGCATCTTAAGTAAATCTCTATCTGCCTCTGATAGTTTATCTAACCCAGCCATAACATCTGATAGCAACGCCATGCGATTGCCACCCTCTGATGGTTTACTGGACTTAGAAACAAATTCATTACTTAAGTCAGGAGTATCTGACCATCCTTCATGTGTCCACACATCACGCAATAGTTCATGTAGTACCTCATGTGAATAGTAGAAAGTATCTGACATAGGCGAGCGCGAGTAGCGCTGTCTTTCTTTAGCCACATACTTCTGCGCTTCATTAAAGAAAGTCTTACGCAACTTGTACTTAAGACTATCTTCCTGTTGCCACTGCTCTATCTTGTGCCAATGCTCCAGCGCCCACAAAGATAGGTGTTGGTACATGTCATCAGTAGTTACCAAGCCACGATGGATGCGACCTGAACGCGAGGCTATTTGTTTAGCAACGGCATAGATAGTTTCCCATACCTCATCTTGCTTATCCATCTAATGTATCCACCTTCTCATTCTTTAACTTCCGCATTGCCGTGAGTAAATCATCTACTGTTATGAGGTAACCCTTACTCTTATTCGGGGGTATGTCACAAGTAATCTCTCGACCAAACTCTTTAATCGCATACAACACATGGCTTGTAGGTACCATGAGTACACCTTGCTCTAACACGAACGCCCAGTAAGCAGCCTCAGTCACCATAATTCCTGATGGCTCCCATGATTTAGACTTCATGTACCAGCACTCAACTTCGATGTAAAGATTATTAGTAACCCACCACTTGCGGTCACGCTTAACCTCTACAGTCTTGCCTTCGGTAAGGAGTTCTTCTACTAACTTCTCACCCTTTCTGCCGAACCCAAAATCTAAATCAAAACTGGAGTTTTTAGCCATGTCTTAAGACCCAACGCGTTTGCGTAAGCCTTCTGCCCCTTCTTGTAGGTAAACATCATTGACATCACAGTTGTCTGGCATGAACACAGGGAACACATTGTCTAACTCTCGTGTTATGTTCTTCGCCATCTCTCTACCTGCGTTATCACCGTCACAGAACAACATAATCTTTTCCCAATCAGCCAATACCCGTGAGTAAAATGGCTTCCAGTTGTTAGCCCCTGGCAACCCGACTGCTGCGAACCCTACTTGTGTCGCTACCATTGTATCAATTTCTCCCTCACAAATCACAAGCACATCGGCATCAGTTTGTAACGCCATGACATTGAAGATGTGTGTGGTTGCTCCAGGTCGGGATAGATATTTCGGTCCACTATCGTTACTTAAACTACGAAAGCGTATGTCAATAACACCTGATGGTGTGATGTAAGGGATAGCCAACTTGCCTATGTAAGGTTCATGTCCTGTCTCAGGATTCGCCACGAAGCCGAGGCGGAACATACGCGCCGTTGCCTCCGTTATACCGCGACCCTCCAGATACGGAAGAACCTCTGCTAGGTTTTGCTCGTAGTTCTCCGTGGCTTTCGCCAGTAATTCTCTCTGCGATTTTGACAGCCTCGCCATACTTGACTCCTTCTTTCTTCATAATCAGTGAGTACACATCTCCTGCCATGTCACAGGCGAAACATCTAAAGCCACCCTTATCAATGTTGAGTCGGGCTGACTTAACTTTGTCATTGTGAAAGGCACAGCGAACCGTGACCCATCCAGTCCTGACAGGTATGGTAAATCCGTAATGCTCTAAGACTTTAACGATGTCATGCTTAGAGTTTTGGGAGGACATTGCTAAGCCTTTGGACGACATAAGCATCACCTGTTCCCTTATTACTTGCCTTGATAATTACCAATGGCGATGGTGCTAGTAATAGTTTCTTTGATATACGGTAGTTCTCTGCTTCAATGTCTGCCTCACGCAACCAACCTGATAAGTCAATGCGACCATCACGCCGTGGTGCCTTGGCTTCAATCACATAGATGTCATTTACTGTCTTAAGAAAGACATCACCGATGTCATTGCGACCAGCACGAGGCAAGCGTTGTGCTTCGTAATCTTGTTCAACAAACCAATCTGCTAGGTCAATCTCCCAGCCTGCGCCTCTACGCTTGTTTGCCATCTGCTGACTGCTCACGCTCTCTCCTCTCTGCTATCTCTACTGATGCCCAGTAAAGGTTGTAGTAACCATCATCTAAAGCAAAGCGCTTCATGTGTTTGACTAAGGCTGCTGTGTTGCAGTACACCTGTACTCCTGCTGCCTTTACCTTGCGGAAGAAAGCGATGTCCTCGCCAATGAACTCCTCACCGCTTGCGTTGTTCTCAGCAAACACGAAGTCGCTCTCGCCAAACTTCTCATGTAATGCTTTGATAACAGACTTATGCATTAAGACCAAACCCATACCTGCGCTATCAACTTTGATAACCTGATTGCGTGGCAGTGGGTGATGGTACTTAATCTCGTACTGATTGTTGCCCTCATCAAAGATGGCAGGCATAGGTTGCATCAGTGTGTTCTCCATCTGCTTAGAGATAAAGTACACGCCACTTACAACTGGACGAGCAATCTTGTCAGCGGTATCCCATAGCGCCTTGACAACTTCCTTGGTTAGTACGATGTCAGAGTCAACCCATAGCGCCCAGTCAGTACCGACCTTGTTCCACATCTCAAAGGCAGCCTGTCGTTGGCGTGCAATCTGATTGCCTTGCACACGAATAGCATTGTGGAATGGGACATCACCAGTGATGATGCTGTACACCAAGCCCTCTGTAAACTTGCCATCTGTGTTTCCATTGTCACACCAGATAACAGATAATGTTTCCTTATTACTATGCGCCATCTTTAAACACCTTATCTGATTGGTCTAATACTTCCATTGCACCTTCGGCTAAATCTTTCCACGAGTCACCCATAATTTTCAGGTTGATTCCGACTTGTTCTGTACATTCTGGTCCGTGGTTGTCGAGGAGGTGTTCAGCCATTTGGCTAACATAATCAGCAAACTGTAAGCACTCCAGCCATACTGCGGAAGGGTCGAAGATTTTTCTTGTCGCCTCATCAATATGTTCCATAAACTCTGGAAGTTCATTAAGAATTGCTTCCTTCATCTGTGGTGTTAACTTCGCTTTCATCACTGCTTCCGTCAACATCTCTGGAGTAAGTGACAGTTCCGTCATTAAGGAGTGCTGCGTACTCATCCTCTGATAAGTCTTTGAGGTCACCCGTTTCTTTTTCTTGCCAAACATACGACTTCCACCCTACTGTCCATGAAAAGTTCTTTGGTATATATTTTAATTGTGCTTGTATGTCATCGAATAGTGTCTTAGTTGGCACGAATAGTTCTTCTGTTGAAGGACTGCCTTTTAAATCACCGTGGTTTTCAACTACTCTTAGTTCCCAATTACTCATTGTTGTATTAAGTCCAAAATCTGCATACTTGCAGGGTCGTAGGACAACCACACAGGTGAGCCACCCATGGCATCGGCTGGTCCATATCTATTTTTAACCGCACACACACCCATAGATGCTATCTGTCCGTGTACTGTGAGTATCAGAGAAGGAGTCTGAGCAATCTTTCCATGCAACGCTGAACGCGGAGGACATGGATTACCTGGGACACCTTCACTTGTGTGATGGCAAACGACAACTGCAGCGCCAGTATCTCTAGCCCACCATTTAAGTTCACGCATGAGTGTGCGTAGTCCGCCGTACTCATCTTGTCCATCAATGGTTACATCAACTGCGTTGTCAAGAACAATCAGTTCAACATCTCTACCTAAGCGCTCGCGACTTGCAAGGACTGCATCCTCTACATCTTTAAGCGAAGGTGCTGAATCAAACTCCCATAGGATGTGGTCGGCAGACTTTAACATCTGCCCTGCCCACTCCCTATCCATCTCCATCAGCGGTTCAACTTCGTTCTGTGGTTTACCAGTAAGCATCGCAAGCAAACGCAAACTCATTGTGTGTGAGTGTGTGTCTGCTGAAATGTATAGGGTAGGAACACCAGCATGTACTGCAAGAGATAGGGCAAGTGTTGATTTACCAGCCCCTGGTGGTCCTGCAATCATGCTGACTTCACCCCGTCTAACTGCTATCTGCTGCGCTGCAAGGGTTTGCCACACTGTTGGAAGCGTGGCTCCGCCCTGCGATGCAGTCTTAATAGCACGGGATAAAAGGCGCATGGATTATGGTTGTGCCTTATGTTGGCAAGCCTGACCAACTGGCTTAGGGCATGCGTAGAACGCACGGTATGGCTTACCTGTTGCCTTAGAAATACCTGCTGCAACAAAGCGCATTGGTCCACCACCACATGCACACTCAGGTGCTTGTCCTGGAATAGATGCTACTGGTGCTGGTGCTGGTCGTTGTACTGCACCTTGGTTGATAACCTGTGCGCCAGGGAATGAATCCTGAACTGTGTTAGTTGCTCCTGCAGAACGAGCCATTGCTTCTGTTGTTGCTTCAATGTCAACCAACGCTGGAAGTCTCTGACTTAATTCATCAAGAAGTAAATCAAGTTCTGCGCCTGATGCTGCACGAAGGTTGATGAGCATGCCATCCTTCTTCGTCTTGAAGTTAATCTGGATTGGTGCGTTTTCTAAATTACTCATTTGTTTCTCCTAGTTCTGGGTATAGATGAGAGTTCTTTCCGTTTACTGCATAGCATGCGTGATTGACTGAACAAGTACCACACATAAACCCTGGTTGAGGTATGAAGATATTGTTGTCAACTGCAATCTTAAATCCCTTGACATGTGTAGCCAAACGATTTTCAGTGTAGTGGTCTAACTCTACAGGTTCGGTCATCTCCCCTGTGCGAGCCATCCAGTATGCACCCTTAGTTGGGCGGATGCCCAGAATCTTTTCTACAAGGATTGCATAGGTACCCAACTGGGTGTAGGTAACTGGTGGTTTGCTTGATGTCTTAATATCAATGACCGTCAGTTCTCCGTCTGGTGACACCATCAAGCGGTCAAGAAAGCCCTTGATGTTTACGCCACCAACTTCTGTATTAAGTTCTGTTTCTACAGCCTTGGCTCCATCGGCTAGTTCGTACAGTGTGTACCCACCAACCTCACGGAACTGCACCCAGAAGTCAAGCATCTTAGGTCCATTGTCTAGCCACCAAGAAGCATCTTCCTTATTAGGATAAGCCGTAGTCTTTCTGCCACCAGCACGGAACGGCATGCCGTTGTCTGAAAGTTTGTAGTTCTCAATCCAACGCTGTCTAAAGACAGCACTTGCATCAAATGGTTCTCCTGGCTCAAGGGCATCATAGATTTCTGTGCCCTCGTGTAGAGACTTGCCACCTACTAGCCAGTACGATGGGTTCTCTTGTACTTTCTGAACACGAGTGAGATAGAATGACCAACCACAGTTAAGCCATGTTGACATGGCGCTGTGGGATATGTAGTTCTTCCCTGTCTTTTCTTCAAGTGTCATGTTACTTCCTTTCAATAGAGGAGACTACTACACAATGTCTCTCCTATTGATAAACGACACGAATGTAATTCATCGGCGTGTCGCGGTGCAAATTGTTTTGTTGTGATTAAACTCCTGTTCGTGCGGAACGGGTTAAGTGTAATAAGGCTCTGGCGTAAGCCAAGAGCCAAAGCAAAGGCAAACTATCGTGGTGTGCCTACTCATGCCTGCCCATGTGGTGAAAAGGTTTTCATTATACATGCCACATTTGATGATTACGAAATATCTTTGTACGGTTTAGATGCTGAGTGCAGCGCCTGTGGCGCTCTCGTTACTGCTCCTTGTTTGGTGGATAAAGATGCCGAAGTATGATTTTAAATGTACAGATTGTGGTGTGGTATCAGAAGTACTGCTTGCTATAAGCGAGAGTCACCTACCGCCTAAGTGTAGTTTGTGTGGTGGAGATACAGTCCGTGTGTACACCCCACCTGCCGTACACTTTAATGGTCCTGGATTTTACAAGACTGGCGGGTAGTGTGCTACAGTAAATCCACTACCGCATGAAGGGGAAGCATGTTGTAGTTCTTTGAGGGAAAAACAAAAAAGCCCCCGCTAACTAGATTGCTCTAGCGCGGGGGTTTCTTTGTGTCTTAAGTCTTATTACTTGGAGCCTCGACCAAACTGTGTAGCCGATGGGTCTAACCACTTGAGTAGTGGACCTGCAAAGCCTGCAAGGGCTGCAGCAGCAAGGGTCTTAAAGTCCGTCTCACCAGCAAGGTAAAGTGCAATAGCAGCAGATGCTGCAGCACGGAACCATGTCAGTCCGAGTTGTTTAAATTGTTCCATTGTTTCCTCCTCGTTTACTTTGTACCGTGCAACTTGCAACATGTACAAACTTCGGTTGTGTATGCCTTCTTAGCAGGCGCAGGTGTTACCTTTGCGATAACTTGATTAACAATCTTAGGTTGATTCATCCACCAAAACCATGGGCTAGTGTCTTTTGATAAATCAGATTTGATAGAGATATGAAGATGTTTGTTGTGTGGGTTGGAACCTGTGTACTTGCGGTTGCCTTCCTTGGCACGAGCCTTTGACCAAATCTTTCCTTGGAAAATCAAATACTCAACTCGCTTATCTTCTTTTAGTTTCTCAAAGATTTCAGCACAATCAATACCATGCTTAGGGTCGTGTGTTAAATCAACAGCAAGACCTGTGTTGTGGTCTGAGTTAGGACTGGCTTTGATATGAGCAGCACTGGGAAGCAGACCATCGCTCGCCTTTTTCCGTTTCGGTGATACCGCTGTAGCCTGTCTTAATACAGCAAGGGCAGCAGGTGTGGCTCTCTTGATTACAGGTTTCATTATTCTCCATCTTTCTTTTCCTTTGGCTTTGATTTCAATCCATTTCCTGCAAGTACGCCAGCAAGAGAACCAGTAAGAAACACGCAAAGGGTACTAACAAGGTCAATAAATGCAGCATCATTAGGTGCCTGTTCTCCTAGTGGTTGGGTAATAAATAGCAATGCATACAACAGTGCAAAGACAGAACCAGCAAACACAATGGCAAGTATGATTCCGATAGTTACAATCAGTCGTGCGTGTAAGTCCTCTGGACTAAACTTATTTCTTTGTCTCATCTAATACTCCTGGAATAATGTCTTTAGTACATGTGCCAGTAGGTAAACACTGAGGAGGATTACACTCAGGCTTATCCCAGTTCTCGTACTCCTGGCATGGGTATCTAACCCAGCCTTGGTAACCGCAACCGCTAAGAGTTATCGCGAGAAAGAAGAATACGATAAATTTCTTCAACTTGTCGCTCCAATCTCGTGACAGAATCTTTTAACGAACTGCCAGAATTGGGCTTAAGTTCATACAGATAATGTTTTACTAACCATCTAACTGCAGCACTAAAGCCAGCAACTACGGTCATTATGGATACGGCTATACCAGCCCACTCAGCAGGAGTCATTTACTTTCCTTATAGTCTAGACAACAGTACGAGCAACAACGGTAACAATTCCTCCGTAGCCAGAGAAGCCAGCCTGTGGTGGAGTTGTTCTTGTAAATGTAACTTGTTCTACTACAGCCTCGGTAGGCTCACCGCCTGCAGTAAAGTCTTGGATGATGACAGTTTCACCTTGTGCTTCTAGTTGCTCAAGTGCTTGTAGGCGTGCCAATGCATAGCCATCAAAGCCAACAATCTGGCGGTTTCTATCTGTCTCCTTATCAAACAAGAAGATAGGAATCTGTAGCACACGAGCGCGAGTTGGTGTAGGTAGTGCCTTGACTGAGTAGCCATAAATAATTGCACCAGTAGTGACATCATCATTGCTTCTATTAAGACGGAACTTGAACTGTGCTTCGGCTGTTACCTCATTAAACACTGATGCTAAGTCGTAGTCATAGATTGCAGTGGTGCCTTCTGGAATTGTTTGGAAGGCTATGTCTGTAC